TTATTTCCGTAGATATTGTTCCCAAAGCTGTGTAATTATTCCATAGCCCTCTTGATCTGTCAATCTACTATAATTAATACAATCTTTTGAAAAATTTTCTACTAAATCGCTTCTAAAATAGATACTACCTTTGGTTCCTAAAGCAGAATCGATTCTTGCCACCGTTATTGTTAAATCATCCTCACGTAGTAACATGTAAATCCTGTTGTTAAATCGAACCAAGATAGTAGAAAATTGTCTATTTTTCATTTTTTTCCTCCGTTTTTTTATAATTAGATAGATTAACTATCTTAACTACATCTAAACGGAAAATAGTAGATAACGCAATCCCAAAAATAAAAAAATTTAATTATTTTTAACAACAAGTTGCCTCTACGAATTAATTAAATCTGACATACGGTAATACCCACTAACATCAAATAAATATATATTCCCACTATTTCCAAATGCTATTCCACATGTAAGATTATTATTTCCAAGCGCTGGTATATTTGATCCTATACCTGTTAGATTAGTGTAGCCAAACCTTAACGCTGCACTCGTTGTTCCATTCGGTTTAACTCTTCCAACATCTAATAAATCGAACCCTTGCATTTGCACTTTATCACCTACAACCAGTCCTGATTTACCTGTGAATTTGCCGGACGGATCAACAGAAAATAGAGACGTATAGTACGGATCACTAGCATTAAGTTTTTTACCAAGCGAGATAAAATCGCCTGTAGGTTCTAAGTACATGTGGACCCCTCTCACTGTGGGGTCATTATATTTAGGCCCCTCGGTAAACGAACCAATTGGTCTTGCTCCATACCAAAATTCTTGCCCTCGGTCTGTTAATTTACTTGATAGCAACCCTTGCCGATAAAATTCTAAACGATCACTATATAGTTGGATTGTTGTACTCCCCATATTAAAACCAACTCGGATTTGTTCCGCACTTAATTGACCTGTATAAATTCCATTTTCATCGATGAAGGTGCCTTGACGATTCCATTTATCAGACCCTTTAATTTGTTCATCCGAAAGACCACCACCACCAATGCGCAATGCACCTCCATCAATACTTACACCATCCGCATCAACTAAAAATGTACTTGATTCATTTTCAATCACCAATGTTTGTCCAATTAACAACCGACCTATTAACATATCAGCAACTACACCCCGACCAGTTATAGCGGTCTTAAATGTCTGTCCACCATCATCTGATACACCAAAACCTGCAGCATTAAATATAGTTAGTAGATTAGGATTAGTTTTGTCAACTCCAATTAGACTGCCATTTTCTGCAATAGTTAATTGCGTTTGTACTGATTGCAAAAGTTTAGTTGCAATTTGTACCTCTTCTGCTAATGCTGCAAATGGCAATCTTCTACGTCCATCAATAATTTCATTGATTAACTTAGATGCGGTAGATAGTTTAGCTTGATACCGCTTAGCCAAGTCAGTACTACCAAATGTAAAAGTAAGATCTAAAATTTGTCCTTGCCAATCTTTAGTTATTGACCGTGTGACAACCCGAACTTCTTCTTGTAACTCGATACGTTCGTCGATAAGAATAACGGTGTCACCTAAATTTGCTTGTGCATAAGGGTAGTTTTGATTTCGTAAATCAACTAAATCAGCGGTAACAGAAATTTTTATCGATTCATCTACTAACTTTTTTAATGCAGAATCCATTGTTGATGCTACTTTAACACGCCCGTCTTTGATTGGCGGAGCCTCCCTTTTACCTATTAACGCAGCCAAAGGACTGGTGTACTCTCGCATTAATTTAGCTGTTTCTGGCTTTGATTCCTCATAATCTCCAAAACCTTTAGCATACGTCCAAAATTCTTGTGCATCTATTTCGTGTACGATATTCGATGCATTTAATCGATGACGATACATCTGATTCGTCTCTATACCAATACGATCAGTAATCGTTATTACTGTACCTGAAAAACTAAATTCTGCATTGATTCGATTTAGCAATGTTTGAAACATAGACAGACGATTATCTCCATCGCCAAATCCTTCAATCTGAATGCTACTCCAACTACCTAAAGTACGATAAGTATAAACGGTATCTCTAAATATTATTGTTAATAAGTTAGTAATCGTAAATGTCCCTTCATGCTTTTCATACACTCTAGAATTTCCTAGGTCATCATAGATTTTAGGAATAGCTTTAATATTTTTAGTCATCACATTGCCGATACCTTTGGCTTTAGCATATTTCACCTTGTAAACAGTATTATCATCAGTAACTATTTCCCACAGTACATCAATATCTTTTAAAAACAGAAGATTAACTTTATTAGGTATCAAATCAGTAGAAAGCGTAATGTTGCCATTAAGCTCATCAGATATTGTATAAGTGGTCATGATTGGGTATTCATTTCCTTGTAAATCTCTGACAAACATGTGTTGCCTCCTTTTGACAAAATAAAAAAGCCTAGTTAACCTAGACTTTTTAAATATATCCTCTTGCTTGTATAATTTTGTGACCAATTACACGTCCCATAGCTTTTGCAGTGATATTACTCGATGGTAACATCATCAAGTATAATGCATCCATAAAGCTAAGCTGGTCACCATCGTACATCGTTGGTCCACTGCCTCCAACTAAATCGGATGACTTAATTGTAAACGTCTCATACCAATTTGATACATTTTCTAACGTAATTAAGGCTGTCATCATTTTAGTTAAAGATGCTTGCTGTAACGATGCACTCTCATTAAAACCATAATAGCCATATGTCGGCAACACCTCCAAATTAGTCAAATTTAACGGATTATTAGGGATTAAAATGCCACATGCCGAAACAGCGGTAAATGTCTCTGTTGGAACATAATTAGGATTTACTAATTTTTTAGTAATCACATCAATCAATTTTTTCGTGTCCTCATAACGTGATGTCGTGGTACTTGAAGTCATGACTACCGATGCAAACGTGTAAGTACCATCTTTTACTTGAGTCAATACACTCGCATTATTGACGGTTGAACCTAATGTGCCTGATTTTCCTCCCAGCAATAAATATGCTACTTCTAGTGTTGGGTTGGTTACAGTGGCCACAATATTAACAGTCCTAGGATTTCCGCCCCTGATATTAACATCATAGGATTTAGCTCCCCATACTTTTAGCATACGTTCAGAACCCGCCGCTTGTAACGTCAAGCGTAACATATCTCTTGCACTAGATACTTGACCACTTGAAGATAGACCGCTGGCATTTTTAAATACTGTATCGTTCATTTTCCACAATTGGCATTTTCTATTCATTTCTGCAAAAAACACTTGTTCGGCTTGTGCATCTGTTGCAGTAATATTTGATTTTGTAGCTATATTATCAATTTTATGATCTAAAACCTTAAACACATCTGCAGTGTTCATACTAATACCATCATTTTCCATAGGCAACTTTAAGTTATAAAAATCTACTGCTGATGGTTCATTTCCAGCACCATACATTTCGGTTAAATCAACGATATAAGCATTTTTAGCTTTGCCATTTAAATTAGCTGAACTGATAGATCCATAATAGACACCTAACGTATAATCTTCCGTCACAACAAAATTAGTATATAGTGATTCCCAACCTTCCGTGTCTCGAGTTACACCTAAATTAATAACATTTCCACCAACAAAGCGTCCATTTGCTTGTAATCCCATTCTTCCAGTAACATAATCAGTTACATAAACTTCAACTTGCATATAATAAACATGATCTTTTTTCCAGTTTACCATTTGAGATAATTGATGACTTCCATCACCTTGAGCTATTAAAGTTGGCACACCTTGTTCTACCACTACAATTGGGTTTCCAGCATTTCTAGTCCAACCATTAGTGCTATCCGTTAATGTAGGATTTATCAGTACGCTGTCGGATAAAATTGATTCGGCATCATTTATCAACTTCTCTAAATCATCAATCTGTTTCTTAGTGACAGTTGTTTCAATCCATTCTGACCAATTATTATCTCTTAATCTACGTACAAATGTTTGCTCCGCTATGCTTGCGCTTGTATATTCTTGATGTACAATTTGATTTGTACGACTACTTGTCACTTTAAGCATACCGCTAGCTTTTCCTGGAGGCATATTCTGATTATTCCCACTCCCAATATAATATAAACCTGCAACAACACAGTCATTTAAATTAATATCAACATAAAACCTAAATCTATTTTCTAATGCTATGACTTTATCTGTAGTTTCGATAGCTTGTTCTTTTAAATCTTTTGTATCTGCAATCAAACCTGGAACACTTGTTACATTTTGATTCAAAGTATTGAAATTTTCGTTAATGTTATCCAAGTTTTGTCTGTTCCATTGAGGACCAATTGATTTCATCACCACAAAAATCCCTCCTTTTTCATATTATGCTCTTGTTTTAAATTTTACATTAAAACTAAAACGTTATCTATATAAATAGTTAAAATCAATTTCAATTGTTGCGGATGTGCAACCAGTGACAGAAAATGTATTCCAACCTGGATCTAAATGAATAAATGACTTATAAGTATCTTGTATAGCTACTAGACTATTACGTTTCACATTAGGCCCATCGAAAATCCAAACTTCGCTATTTGCCACAGATTTCATAATATAAATAAAACTTCCGTTGCTATTAACCAACATTAAATATCCCAAGGTACCTACAACATTTTTTATTGTTATTTTGAGATAGGACTCAAATGGATGTACTTCAACATTGCCAGCATTAAATATTTTAATTGGTACAGTAGGAGTAATTGTATGGTTATAAACCAATTCGCTGTCATCCACCGTCTCTAATCCCATACCCCATGACCAAGTTTCATCGTTAGTATTGATTTTTTTTGTTTGTAATTGTTGTGTTGTCATTATTGACTCTGCTACACCTTTTATAGCAATAAAATGCACTTCAAAATTCCCAAAAATACTACGTTGTGGAATATCAAATGAACCATCTGTTTTTACTAGCCATTGTTTACCATTTAATCTTTTTTCAATTAAATAGAACGATTGCGTTGAACCTAAAATAGCAAATACTTCATCGCGCAATAAAGAAAAAGTAGGAATATCACGAGACATCGCTCGAAATTTCCCTACAATTTGTCTAGTTCCAATTGTTGAACCAAAATCAATAGCCCCCATAGCTCCCTCTACATTACCGAACGAATGTTGAATATTGGGAGATGAAATAAGTAAATCTAACGTTTTAATTCCAACTAGAGATAAATCAATAATATGCCCATCTAATTTTTTTATTAGTACCAAGTTTGCACCTCCTAGAAATATCTTAAAGCATCTTGTAAAGCATTCGTTTTATTAGTTGATTCGGCTAGCACTTCACCATCTACTATCAATTGAGCTTGCACTGGTTGATTCTTAATGGCATTAATAAGTTCGGTGATGTCTTGTCCCGTTTTGTTATACGTATTTTGTATAATAGTATTAGAAACCGAATTGTAACCACTTCTGCCAATTCCTACTGCTTTTTCAGTGCTAATGTTAGGTACAACCATACCTAGAGCATCTTTCATTGCTTTTTGAGGGTTTTTGGCGTTTCGGTCAATCCCTATCTCCCAGCCAAGCATCATATTTTTACCAATCATGTCACGCATCCATCGGGAAGGTGAATGTATTCCTAATGCACCTGTTATTGTATCCATAATTCCGCCAGCAATATTCGTAACTGTGCTCCAAACACTTTCTGCCATGCTAGAAATACCGTTAATTAATCCATCTATGATATTTCTACCTATTTCAAACAAATCAATACTTGAAAGAGTATCCCAAATTGCTGTGCCGATATCAATTGCAGTTGAAACAACATCATCAATAACACTGATTAGACCAGATACAAAATTAACGATTAATTCAACACCTGCAGATAACAGATCACCAACAAAGCCAAGAAGTGTTCCTAGTAAGCCAACAATCAGTTCAGCTCCTGCAGAAAGTAATTGGCCCAAAAGACTTAAAACACCACTGATTAACGCTCCGATTAATTGAATACCTGCATCGAGCAGTTGTGGCAAAGCGTCCAACAACGCTCTTAATAACGCCACGATTAACTGAATCGCTGCTGAAACAAGTTGAGGAAGAATAGATATAACACCTTTAACCAAAGCTGTTATTAATTGAATACCTGCATCAAGTAATTTCGGCAATGAATCAATTAACGCCCCTAACAATGCGACAATAATTTGAATGCCTGCAGCTATCAATTGAGGCAAGATGGATAGAATACCGTTAATCAACGCCATTAACAGTTGGATTCCAGCACTTATTAATTGAGGTAATGCATCAATTAAAGCACCCACAAGGGCTAAAGTAATTTGTACAGCAGCTAAGATTAACGTCGGCAACATAGATAACACACCATCTATCAACGCCATTAAAATTTGAATACCTGCACCGATTAACATCGGTAACGCAGCTATAAATGCTCCTAGCAGGCTTGTTACTGCTGTTAAACCTACACTTACTAATGTTGGCAACGCTGTAATGATTGCATTGACTAAAGTAGTTATAATCTGTAATCCAACATCTAAAAACATGGGTAATAGTGTAAGAAAAGTGTCAATTAATGTTGTAATAATCGTGATAATAACCTCAATTATTACTGGTAGTGCACTAATAATTCCATTTATCAATGTTGTTAATATTGTAATACCTATTTGTATAAGTTGTGGAAGAACTGTCGTAATAGCAGTAACAATTTGCATAATGATTTGCATACCAACTGATAATAATATAGGTAACGCAGTCGCTATACCATTTACCAATGTCGTTATCACTTGAGTAGCCAGACCAATAAGCATAGGCAAATATTGAACGATAGCATCTACTATCATAGTAATAATTTGAGAAGCTACTGTAATTATTCCAGGTAGAGCCGCAGTTAAACCATTTAAAAAACTAGTAATCAAATTGGTAGCTAATTCGATAAACCTTGGAAGATTACTACTAATAAAATCAGCAACACTCCCAATTTTTTGTTGCAAATCTTCAAATACTTTAGTGATTCCACCAGTAGATAAATCTCCAGTTTTTAGCCATGCAGCTATAAATGCCACAACTAATGAAATAATAGTACCCATTGGACCAGATACCCCTAATATAACCAAAGCTAATTTAGTTAACATACTAACTACTAAAGAGAGAACTCCACCTAATTTACCAAAACTACCTCCCATACTTTCTAACAATCCATTAGCTAAACTAACTCCCGAAGAAAATACTCCTGATAAAAAATTACCAATAGTAGATAAAATAGATGCTAATCTATCAATGCCTGAAGCCATCAAATCTTTCACAGCTTGTACAAAATTTTGAATTGCAGGAACAACAATTGCTGCAATTTCAGAGCCTATCGTTATCATTTTTTGGAAACCTAAAACAAGTGTATTACCAACAACAGACGCAACAGTCTGCAAAGTTGGTAAAATTCCCGATAATACTTGCATTAAAAATTGAAACGCTGTAACTAATCCATCACGAATAGTTGTTATAAGATTATTCAATCCATTTCGGAAGGTTTCGTTGGTGGTGTAGAAATAAGTAAATACACCAATCAAAGCGCCAATTGCAGCGATAATCCATCCTACAGGTCCCATAAAACCTAGTAACATTTTAATTGTTCCGACAAGTCCTAAATTGCTTAAAGTCATCATAGCTATGTGTAAACCAGTGACTGCAACAGTAACCATTTGAATTGCTGACGATACCAACGAGGCAATTTTCAACGCTATAAGCGCACCAGCAACTGCTGATATAGCTGGAGCAAGTAATATTGCAACTTCTTTTAGTTCTTCAAATACTATTTTAGCTTCGCCGAACAACTCTTTTATTTCATCAGTATGTTGAATAGCATAATCCATTTGCTCAATGATAAACCCAAAAGTATCATTGACAATCCCTTTTAATCCATCAATATTTTGAGCAATGGTTTTACCAGTTAATGCTTGAGTAAATTCATCAAATTTCGTAATCATATTTGCTAAATTCTTTGAAACACTATTACGTAAATTACCAATACTTGTTGCAATTCCCAGACTATTCTCTTTTGCCAAATCAGCTAACATGCCAGTTCCCGTACCAAGTTCAATTAATTTCCCTTGAAATTCATCGAATGTAACAGTACCTTCTTTCAAAGCTGCATACAAATCACGTTGAGCACTTCGACCTGTATATCCCATTGCTTCAGCTGTTTTTTGCAAAGCTAAAGGCATTGTTTCCTGCAAAGTTTTCCAACTTTCGAGATCCACAGATCCTGTACTTAACATTTGATTAAACTGTTGCATTCCACGACTAGCATCGTCAGTGGATGCCCCCGAGGCAAGAAAGGCATTATTTAAAGCTAGAACGGTTTTCGTTGAACCTTCGAGATCACCAGTAATTGCCGTCATTTGTTGTGTGGAAGCAACAACATCATCTAATTTGGTTGGTAAACCATCAATTCCGTCAGATAACATATTAATAGATTTTTCACTATCTTCTGCGCTGTATCCCAATGCACTAAGGACTTTCGGAAATTTTTGCATAGTATCGAAACGAGATATGGCACTATCAAGTGAACTTTTTAAAATATTAAATGCAGCACTAGCGACTTTGACTAATCCAATAGCAGTTACCATATTCTTTATTCCAGAACTAGCCTTTTGACTCTTACCTTCCAATTGATCCAAATCTCCATTTAAAACTTTTACAGATTTACCATCAACATCTACCGAAATTACAACACGTCCATCAGCCATCATTCCACCTCGCTTTCATCAGGTAATCGATACACATCTTTCAATTTCATCATTTGTTTTTCTTCTGTATCGTGTTTGCTAGGCTTTTTCCACATACGAATAGACACTACTTGCCTGAACTTCGTATCTTCTGGAAGTCCTGCAAGTAGCGCCTGAAATTTATGCCAATGTAATTTACCTTGCTGTTCGATTAAATCAATACCATATGCCTGCATAAATGATGCATATATGTACTCTGCATCATATTTTAAAGAATAAAAATTTTCTTTGTCTTTTTTATAATTTGCTGGTAACGGATTACCAGCTAAATCTGTATGAATCGGTTCTTCTTTCCCTTGATTCACATAATTATAAAATGTTTGATTAAAAATATTGGACTGAATATCTAATGGTAAGGCAATCAAATCTGTATCTGAACCAAAAAACATTTGTAACCCTAATCTGATTTTATAATTAGGAGCTAATCGTTTTTCATTCGTCATATCAATGATTTTCAGAATGTTATCGAAAGTAACCGTAACTTTATACTCTTTACCCTCAATTTTTATGACATCTTCTGGCTGATAGTAAAGGCTGAACATACCTGTTCACTCCTTTACTTTAAGTATTTTGATTCCACAGCTTTTAAATCTTCTGATTCCAATTCTTCTTTGATGCCAAGTGCAATCATATAGAGATATTGCGTAATAATAACCACTGATGGATTTAATTTGTACATCTTTTCGTAGGAGCCTTCACCAAGCATTGCATCTGCAATTTCTTTAATGACTTTTTCTGATTCATCCCAATCATTACCATTTTTTTCCAATTTAGAAACTCTCCCTTCTAAATCACTAAATAATTCGTGGAATTCTTTGACATGTTCGTCCGAACGGTCAAATTGTAAGGTTAAGACTGTTTTTCCCTCGTCATCCTGAAAAGGAATATCAATAATATTTCGTTTCAGTTGGATTGCTTTCATGTAAATCTTCCTTTCTTTTTAAGAGGGGAATCATCACCTCCTCTAACCTTCTGGTGTTTTTTCTGGTGTACCATCATGTTGAATAACAAAAGATAATTCTTCTTTCGTATTGGAATCCCCACCAGCAATTTTGATGTCTAATAAGCGCGCAACTCCCTCATAAGTGGTTCCGTCAGTAGATACCCACTTATGCCATACTTTACGCCCATTCCCAATTGCAAACTCTTTATCGATAACAATTTTTTGAGCATCATCTTCATAATCCACAAACCCTTCTGGTGACCAACGCTTGCGGATACCTAATACATCAGTTGTATCGATTCCTGTATAGTCATTATAATCTTCAGTCACATCCTCGGAATCATTCCCCATTGTTGTAATCCCTGAAGCCAACCATTTATAATCAGTCTCGGTTGGTTTAGTCGTGTCTGAGGTCCATGGTGCAAGATAATGTTTACGTACACTGTTTAAATTTTGTGCCATTATTATTCCTCC